CAATACGTATTCCAAACATGGTTGGTGAAATTCCTAGCAATTATTTGCCTTTAAAACTTAGGGAACGTTCTCCTGCAGAAAGACTGCAGTATATTGAGTGGTTATTCATGGAAAGTGAGTACAGGAATAAATTAGGAGTTGTTTCAATTGATGGTTATGTAGATTTGATAAACGATTTTAACTCACTTACAGAAAGTAGTAATTTAACTCAAAAGCTAATGAAGTGGTCTAGTGTTAGTAAATCACATATTACTGGAGTTTTACACTTAAATCCCGGTTCTGATAAGGCAAGGGGGCATTTAGGGACTATATTACAAAATAAATGTGAAACCGTTGTAATTATATCTGATAAAGGAACTTATAAAGAAGGTACAGAAGATGTAGGTTATTCACTTGTAACTTGTCAAAGAGGAAGAGGAAAGAAATTTAAAGAATTTTGTATTAAAGTAAATGATGAATGGTTGCCACAAATAATAGATAATCCAGAGGGCGGGAGTTGGGTATAATTAAAAACAAAACATATGAAAACAATAGAAAATGTAACGCTTTATAAATGTGATTTTTGTAAAAAAGAATTGAAGCGTAAACACGCTATGGTTAATCACGAAATTAGATGTAATAATAATCCTGTAAATAACAGACCTTGTTTAAATTGTTGTATTCATTCTGAATTAAAAGAAATTCAATATGAAGTTGGATATGATGATTATAATACTGGAGAGTCAGTAATGAAAACAGGAAAAACTTTCTTTTGCTCGTTAAAAAAACAATTAATGTTACATCCAAAGTTAGAATACAAGGAAAATGGGAAGTATTTAAAAAACGTATATCAAAACAATGAAGAAGTAGAACAGGATTGGATGCCAAAAGAATGTGGTTTTTACGAAATAGGATTTTAATATGAAACATCAAGAATATATTTTACAGAAAGCAGTTTGTAGATTTTTAGAGTTACAATATCCAAATGTATTATTTTTATCAGATACAATTGGAAACGTAAAACTAACAGAATCACAAGCGAGTAGAAATAAGTTAATCCAAAAGAAAGATTTTAAATGTCCTGATTTATTAATCCTAGAACCAAATAAATTTTACAAAGGATTGTTTATTGAATTAAAAATTAAGTCACCTTATAAATTAAATGGTGAGTTACTTAAAAACGAACATTTAGAAGCGCAAAGATTATCAATGGAACAATTAACATCTAAAGGTTATTTGTGTTTCTTTAAATGGGAATTTGAAGATATAAAAGAATTGATTAATTGGTATATGAAAAATAGATAAAAAATAAAATATGATACAAATTACAAATGAATTAAATAAAGTGCATCACTTAAATTTTTTAGACAATACTTTGCCTGATAAATGCGCAAATCTTATAATTGCAGATCCACCATATTACAAAGTTAAAGGTGACTTTGATTTCATCTGGAAAACATTTGATGATTATTTAATTGATGTTGAAAAATGGGCGGTTGAGTGTAAAAGGCTTTTAGCTGATAACGGAACTGTTTTATGGTATGGTGATTCTAAAAATATTGCTTATTCGCAAATCATATTTGATAAATATTTTAATTTATTAAGTAATGTTACTTGTCATATTTACGATAGACAAACTAATAAAATCACTACTGATGACGCAAGAAGTTTTATAAGTACAACCGAAAGGATTTTAATGTATAGTAACGAAACATATAATTTAACGCAATGCGTGTTTTTAATTCGTGATTACATACGTGAGGAAATCCAAAAAGCAAAAGGTAAAATTATACTAAAAGAAGTTAACGAGGCTTTAGGAACTGCTACAAATGGTGGAGGCGTTGCATCAGCATGCTTAAGTTTAGATAAAGCAGAACCAACGATGCTGACTAAAGAAATGTATGAGAAGTTACAAAAGTGGTGTTATCCTTATTTACGAAAAGAATATGAGGATTTACGAAAAGAATATGAGGATTTACGCAGACCGTTTTACCCAACTGAACAATATAAAATGGATGTTCTAAGAGTTTCACAGGAAGGACATATTACAAAAAACTACGATCACGATACGGTAAAACCTGAAAAGCTAACACGAATATTAATAAAAACGTGTTCACGTGAAAATGATTTAGTTATAGTTCCATTTGCTGGGAGTGGTACAGAGTGTGCGATGAGTGTAAAAGAAAATAGAAACTTTGTAGGTTATGAAATCACAAAGAAACACGTGGATATGAGTAACAAAAGAGTACTTACGCACATGGCACAAACAAAATTATTCTAATGACCCACTGCAAACATTGCGTCCAAAGTTGTAAATCATACCAAACCTGCAAAGATTACGAACCATACAGCATAGACGCACTAGAAAAAGAAAAACGGACAGCAAATCCAGAACGATTAAAAGAAATAATAGCTAAGTTAGATTTTTATTATTATGGTAGAGTTATTTAGAATAATTATAAATACAACTTAAAATTTGTATATGTAAAAAAGAGTTGTATATTTGTAGAAGAAATAACAACAACAATTAAAAAATAGGAATTATGAAATTTATAAAATTAACATTACCTGACAATTCTAAAGTATATGTAAATGTAAATTTAGTTTATGATATATTTAAAAATGAGTTTGGCGACAAAAATAATACTAATTTAAGTTTTGGAAACGACTATGTTTTAAGTGTCTTAGAAACTCCAGAAGAAATAATTAATTTAATAAACAACTAACATGACAACAATTATCTTTTTAATCCCGTTCGTAATCTTGTATTTACTTCAAGATACAATAACTGAATTTTTATGCAAAGGAAAGTCTTTTGTAAATGATGAAAATAAACCTTTTAGATAAAATATTATGAGCAGAATAGTAGACGTAGTATATCACTACTTTAATTTAGATAGTCCCACAAATATTCTTTGTTTTGATTACGCAGAGGAAGGAAGTTGTCCAGATTTAACTATGCATGTTGTAGGTGTTTTTAAGTCAAAAAAAGGTTACTTAAATCTAATGGGTCAATGGAAAATTAAATACAAGCAATAATGAAAATATACGAAACTCTATTTAAAGACTCAGGTTTAACGCAAGTTGATATAAGCAAAGAATTAAGCATGACTCAACAAAACGTGTCTAAAAAGAAACAAAACATGCCTGCAATTAAAGCCTTGAGTATTGCAATGAAAAAATTAAATATTAATTCGATAGAAGCTGAAGAAAGTGGATTGTCGGTAAAAATTGAAAGGTTATGAGTAATTTTAAAATAGGAGAGAAAGTTGTGTCTTTAAAATCGTTTGATTATACTGATTTTGACATTAAAAACGGAGTTAAACATCCTAAAAAAGGTGATATTTTAACTATAAGAACTATTGAATTTGATAATGGTGAAATAGCTTTTAGGTTTGAAGAAATAATAAACCCTATTTTAGGTTATAATTTCGGTAATGATTGGAATGAATTGCATTATGTATCTTATAGATTTAGAAAAATAGACTATGAATTTGCAGAAAATTTAATTAAAGAAATATCGGAATCATTTAATCAAAAACATTTACAAAACTAATTATGACTTTTAAAACACAAATTAAGATAGCTTTAGCAATAGGAATGTATTTTTTAATTCAAATAATATTTAGATAATATGAAAATAGAGGTCATCAACGGTAAGTGGAGTGTATCTGGTATTATTCTAGATATATTTATAAACTTTAAAAGAGAAATTCAAGTAGTAAAAAGAAGTAAAATAACTAAACAACATAATTACATATGGAAGCAATAGCAATGAAATGTACGCAAGAAGAGTTTGATAGTATTAAGGATTTGATTTTGGATTTAAATGGTAATATAGGTGATTTTTATACATATCCTTATTTAATGACTTGTTGGGGTAATGGTCGAAAAATAGGTAATTCTAATTCGATGGATTTTAACAATAGAAAAGTATACGAATACTTCGATAAAGATATATTTCTAAAGGCTTGTGATATTGAAGTTGATAAGGTTTGGAAAGGTAGTGAAATGCAAATTAGATATAATGAAAGTTCTGAATGGTTTGGAGCACATAAAGATGTTGAATTTAGACTAAAACCACAAACAGACTACGGCAAAGAAATTGAAAGTTTGCAAGATAAAGCAAAATTAAACGGAATGAAAGCAATAATTACATTTGAGAAGATATGAAAACAATATACAACACTTACGTAAAAATGGAATCACAAGAACAATGTGATAGAATGGGAAAATTATGTATTGATAATGAGTTAGAAATATGGGATTATAGTGAATCATTTAAATTATGCAAAGATAAATCTTACTTTGGTTTTAAAGATGATTTTGCAATATTTGGCTCTTATTTAGATGGAGAAATAGAAATAACAGAACAAGAATTTATTAAACTACTACAACATGAGCAAGAAAACAAATAAATACGAGACTATTTTTGAAATGGAATACCGTTTGAAACAAGAAGCTAAAGAGTTAGTTAAAAAGCATGTTGATGTTAAACCTGTAAAATATTTGATAAAATGAAATTAACAGAAAAGTTTAAAAAGTGGTTAGATAGTAATCCAAGAAAAGAAATTAGAGATTATCATTGTGAAAGTATTTGTGATTTATATGCTATTAATTTTGCAGAATGGTTAAATGAAAATAATTATTTTGACGCTATTGTTTTAGATAGGTCTATAACTACGGAACTATTGCACGTATATAAAAAAGAAAAAGGATTATGAAATCAAAGCATTTAAAAATATTTTGGCAAACAGCGCAACGTTTTTGGTTGGTGGGTTTTTGTATATGGATTATTGAAACTTCTATATTTTTAATAATTGAAGGATGGCATATTAAAGCTACACATCCAGTTGAAATTTGGTTAGACAAGTTGGTTTCTGGCATGTGGAGTTTTGCATTATGGTTGACGCTATATGTTGTTATTAATTATTTGATAAATTTAAGCCGTAAACAATGAGAGAAACAAAACTTTTTATCGGTATAGTTGTAATGTCTTTATTTTTATTTTCAATATTTTTTATTAGCCTGCATATTTTGTAGGCTTTTTTTTATTACTTTTGTTGTATGGCATTAACAGAAAAACAAGAAGCGTTTTGTCAAGCTTATATTAATCTTGACGGCAAGAAATCAGAAGCATACAGAAGTGCTTATGACGCTGACTCTATGAACTCTAATAGCGTAGCGGTTGAGGCTCAAAAATTATTTAAAGACCCTAACATAGCCCTAAGAATAGAGGAATTACATTCTGAAATTAGAGAACGTAATAAAACTAAAATTGATGATGTTTTATCTATACTTACGGATATGATAAAGTTCGATATATCAGAGCTTTATGATGAAAATGATAATTTAAAATCTATTCACGACATCCCGAAATCGCATAGGCAAATGATTTCTTCGTTAAAGACAGACCATTTATATGGAGGAAAAGAAATAGTAGGAGAAACAAAAGAAATTAAAACTTTAAATAAATTGGATGTTATTGAGAAATTCATGAGACATCTAGGAGGGTATGAAAAAGACAATCAACAGAAGAAAATAGAAATACTTACACCAATATTCGGAGACAATCCTTTAGATAATAATGTTTAAATTTAAACCCACAACAGCATTATATAAAATAAAAACCCTATTACGCAATATTAATAGGGTTTTCGTGATTTCAGGAGGGCAAGGAGCAGGAAAAACAATATCAGTTCTAATGCTTATCATTGACTTTGCACACCGTAATGATAAAAAGAAAATATCTATTATATCTGCTGAATTGTCTAAAATGAAAAAGACAGTTATAAAAGATTTTCTTGACATTATGAATGACTGGAACATGATACAATACGGAAAATGGAATATTTCAGAAAATACATTTACTTTTAAAAACGGCACTTTTATTGAATTTCTTGGATTGGATACGCACGATGTAGGAAAGGGAATGAGAAGGGATTTGGTATATTTCAATGAAGCAAATAAATTAAAGCAAGAAGCATATAGGCAAGTAGGCTCACGTTGTAAATTAAATATCATAGATTTTAATCCAGATAAACGTTTCTGGGGACATGATTTAATTGAAACAAACAACTTTCTTAATCTTACATTTAAAGATAATGAATATTTAAGTAAAGAGGAAGTTTCGAGTATATTAGAATACTATAAAAAAGGCTATTCTGACACTGGAATTATAATAAATGAGTATTGGGCAAACGTTTGGCGTGTTTATGGCTTAGGAGAGATTGGAAGTGTTGAGGGGCGTATATTCACGCATTTCAAACCTATTGCATACTCTGAATATTTAAACATTAATCAAACTAAAACATTTGCGATTGACTGGGGTAAGAATCACGGATTTGGTATAGTTGAGGGTAAATTTGATAGATATACTAATAATTTTTACACTCACGAACTTAACTATAAATCAGAGAATAAATTAATATCTGAATTAACTGATTATGATAAAGCAAGCATTAACAATCAAGAAAATGGAGGTATTATTATTTATACAGTTAGAAAGTTAAACATACCAAAAGAAGCTGTTATAGTTTGTGATAGTGCAGTTCCAGACAATATAAGATTATTACGTTCTCATGGGTGGGAATATGCATACGGAATAGATAAGCCTAAAGGTTCTGTTATGGCTGGAATATCATTGCTACAATCAACAAACGTATTTTATACTGATTGTTCAGCAGGAATTGAACACGAACATCAAACGTATCAATATCGAGCCGATAGAATGGGTATTGTTGATGATGAAGTGTTAAAAGAAAATGACGATTTAATTGACCCTATTAGATATTTAAGGAGACATTACGAAAAAAATTAAGATTATATAAATAAAATACTTATATTTGCTTAAATTAATGTTGTGAAACATAGAATTTATATGAAGAAATTATCTGCATTTCATAATAACAGGACTACTCAATTTATTTTGAGCAGTCCTTTTTTATTTATATTTTAAATGGGTTGGTTAAGAAGTTTTTTAGGTTTAAACTCAATTGATGAGATAATAACAGCTATTAATAAACAAATTGACGGTACTGCTGAATATTGCGATTACTCTACTGACTATAAAAAATTAAATGCAGTATTTACAAATCCAGCTTTATTGAAAGTAATTGCTTTACAATGTGATTTGTTTTCATTAGGTGAAATTTACGTTTATCAAAATGGAAAAGTTGTTGAAAATGACCCATTTATTGACATGATTAAAAAGCCAAATCATTTTCAAAGAAAATCACAGTTTCTTTGGGATATAATGTTTTGGAATATGATAGGTAATACTTATAATTATTGTGAATCAAAATTAGTAGATAAAGATAACAACCTTTATATACTTGAAAATAACAAAATAAGTTTTTCTACTGAAATGTTAAATTATCAAGATAAAATAGTTTTATCAAATGCAACTAAAAAGAAAATAGATAATTTTTTAATCGAATATAAATATGCTGACGGCAGTGTAGATAAATTCAAATGGTCAAATATTATCCACATGCCAGACCTTACAAATGGAACTGGTAATTGGTTTCGTGGAGCAAGTAGAATAGATGCATTATATAAGATTATTTCTAACTCTGAAGCTTCAATGGATGCTTTGAATATAAACATTCGGTATAGTGGTAAGTTTATGGTTGCAGGACAAGCAGACCCAGACAACACTTCTCAGATGCCAATGGGTGAAACAGAAAAATTAAGCATTGAAAGTAAAGTAAACGGAAAGAAATCTGTTCACGCTGTAAAGTCAATGATTGATATAAAAAGATTTGTTGAAAATATCGCTTCATTAAAATTAGATGAAATAGGATTAGCTCAATACTTCTTAATTGGTACGGCTTACGGAATACCTAAAGATGTTTTAGAAGCGTTTAATTCTGGAACTTATGAAAACCAAGAAAAAGCAAGAGGAGCTTTTGTTTCTTATTGTTTGCAGCCTAAAGGTAATTTATTCTTTCAAGGTCATTCTGATTTCTTTGGTTATGATGCTTTAGGTAAATCTATAATAATTGATTGGGAACATTTACCGTTTATGCAGGTTTTCGCAAAAGAAAGAGCTGAAACATTAAAAACGCAATCGGATTCTTTATTAAATTTAATGAAAGCAGGAGTTCCGATGGATGAAATAAACGAAATATTAGATACTAATTTTACAACTTTAGATTATGAATCAGCTCAAAGAACAACTCAAAACGCAAATCAAACAGGAAACCAATCCTGATATTAAAAGAATACTAGAGAAAAGATTAAAAGAAATCGATAAAGAAGTAAAAAAATGACATTAAAGGAAATTTTAGCAGACAGAGATTTAGCAGTTCATAAAAAGAAATCTGAGATACAAAAATCTGATTTTTCAAATGTTGCTTTTGATTCAGTTCAAAAAGCGTTTAATTCTGGTATTCAAAAATTAGAAGTTTTAGTTTATGAAGCAGTAATAAAAAAAGAACGTAACGAAGAAATGTTTAAGCAGTACATTAATGGATGGGTTTTAAATCATTCTGTAGGTATGCGTTATTTAAAAATGCTTTTCTGTTATAATAATTCTGATTCTAAATATTCTCAAAACAAAGAAAACTTTGATAAATATTATAATCAAATATTAAATAAAGATGATGTAGGGGAATATTTTTGGGCAATAATTGAGGCTAAAAACATAGAAGGGTCGGCAGTTGTAAAAGGTTCTAATTTTCTAACGCCTGTTTTATCAATGGAAGTTATTGATGAAAATACTATAAAAGTAAAAGTTGCAGTTTCTCCAAGTAATATTTTAGATTCTCACAAAGACGTACATATTCCAAGTATTTGGAAAAAGGCAATGAATGATAATAATTACGATTTACTTTTACAAGAGCACGATATGGACTTTGATAAAGTAATTACAGATTCCGTTTCAGGAAGTCTAAAAGTATATACAGAAATGATTGATGTTAAAGTATTAATGTCAAAATTCAATAAACAAGCAGAGAAATCACTTGCAAATAAATCCGAGCAGCCAAAGAGCACTCAAACAATAAAGAGAAAAACATTTATCAACTAAACACATTAAAACTATGTTTGTTTACAAAACTGATGCCCAACTAGAGGCAATGAGTGCAGCGGAAAGAGATACTTACGCCACCGACAAAAGAGCTTATGAAGCTGATTTACAAAAAGAAGCTATTAAAGAAGCTACAAAAACTTTAAAATCTGAACTTACAGAAGCTCAAAAAACTGAAATTGCTACACAGGTAGAAGCAATGAAAACAGGTTTAGGGATTACTAAAGAACAGTTTGACGAGTTTAAAGAAGATTTGCGTATTATTAAAGAAAATCCAAATGCAGTTTCTGCTAATGGCTTTGATTTGATGAAAGCAATTGAAGAAGGATTGAAAACTTTGTTGCCAAGCATTAAAGAAAAATCTAACGCTGCTGGAAAAAATGGTTTTGAAGTAGAATTAACAGTAAAAGCGCCAATTAACATGGCTACTACTGCTGTAACTGCTGCAACTGCTATTCCTGTTAGTTATGTAGCACAGGACATTAATACTTATGCTGAAGATGTAAGAGCACAAGAATACATTTTGCAATTCCTTTCAAGAGGAAACACAGGAAAAGCAAGTATTCAATATGTTGATAAGTCGCCAACTGAAGGTACAATGGCTATTACTGCTGAGGGAGCATTGAAACCTTTGATTTCTATTTCTTATGTTATCCGTTATTCACAAGCACGTAAAATGGCTGGAAGAACTAAAATTTCAGAAGAGGCTTTAGATGATATTCCTTTCATCATGTCTGCTATTCGTAATGAATTAGCTTATCAACATGCAATCGGGATACAAGGTGATATTTTTACAGTTGTTTCTGCTTTTGCTCCTGCTTTCGTTGCTGGCACTTTAGCTGACACTACTACCAATCCAACTAACTATGATGCTATTAGAGCAGCTATTTACGCTGTTAAAATCGCTTCAAAAGGGAAATTTATTCCAAATGCTGTATTGGTTGCTTCAAGCGATGTTTATTCAATGGGAGCTACAAAAGACACTACGAATCAATATGTATTCCCTCCATTTGTAATGCCTGATGGCTCTACAATTTCTGGAGTTAGAATTGTTGAAGTAGCTGATGGTGTATCTGTTCCTGCAGGGACTTTTATTGTAGGTGATTGGAAAAAATTACACTTTGAAAACTATAAAACTTTTACTGTCAGAATAGGTCAAGGTATTCAAGGAAGTGCAACAGCGGCTAACATCGTTTCTGATTTTGAAAGCAACATGTATACATTAATCGGGGAGTCTCGTTACCACTTGTGGATTTACGAAAATGAAAAAACTGCTTTTATTAAAACTACTTTTGCAGCAGTTAAAACCGCAATTGATATTGCAGTGTAACAAAAAAATAGCCTCTATTAATTTAGAGGCTTAATTTAAACTTTAAAATAAATAAAATGGCAGAAAAAGGCACAAAATCGGAAATTGTAAAAAGTCAAGCCGATTACAAAGGGAATAGTCACTTTGACTTAGTAGAGGTTGAAATCATAAAAGATGGTAGTTTCTATAAAAAAGGAGATAAAGACAAAGTTCATCCATCTTTAGCGGCTATTCTAAAAGTTAAAGGATTAATTGGTGAATATGAAAAAAACGTTGTAAAACGTGATTCAAGTGCGCCAATGATTAGCGATTTAGAAAGCCAAAAGATTCAAGACGGAGACAAAGAACTGTAAATAACAAAGAAATGTACATAATAAACGACACTTATTTTCAATCGCCTAAAAGAGAAATTCCTAATTTGGATGAAGCAGACAGCAAAACGTTTGTTGAACTAGGAAGGTTAATTGATGAAGAGTGTCGTTTGTTTATGTATAACTTTTTGACTGTTGATGAAGTAACTGATTTTGAATCTTATTTGGAAGATGGTATTTTTCCTATTGAAGCACAACCAAACCCATTATTACCTGACTATGTGCCTCAAAAATGGATTGATTTAGTTAACGGAACTACTTATACTATTAATGGAGTGGATTTAGTTTGGAATGGTTTGATTTATTCATTAGGAACATCAAAACAGTCGTTATTAGCTGACTATGTTTATTCTATTTGGTTAGAAACACAATCTAGTTATATGACTGGAGTAGGAGACGCAAAAGGAAACCCTAAAGGAGCTAATTTAGTTAATCCGACTCAAAGAATTGTAAATGTTTGGAATGAGTTTGTTAAGCAGTATCAAATGGTATGGACATATAGCAATGGATATGAATGGTTTAATTATAGTTTATACCCAATATGCTATATTAAAAATTCAAATGTTTCTTTATTGCAATTCTTACATGACAATTTAGAAGTCTACACAAGCAGTAACAGAACATTCTTTGAAGTAAAAAACCAATTAGGATTATGATAGTTACCGAAACAATTTTAAGAAGTATTTTTTCTAAGTTACCTAGCTACACTGATGGTAACGATAAAAGTTTTCCTATTCGGTTTGAATGGGGCGACCAGCCAGATTTAATACTATACTTAAAAACAATTGCAGGAAACAAATATCCTTTGATTTGGTTAGTAAACGGAGACCAAACTGTTGATAGGTACGGTCATAAAGTAAACAGAAAATGCAGGTTAATTTTAGCTAAAGATAGTAAACACGAAACAAATAGAAATCCTAAAGTATGGGACACTGAGTTTGTAAATTGTTTGAATCCGTTATTATCTAACGTTTACAAAGCATTAGAAGCAAGCGGAGTAACTACTATTTTAAGCATTGAAAACGAGAGAAGAGAAGCAAACTATACCGAAGAGGATTTATTGAAAGCAACTGATTTCTGGAATGTAATTATTTTAGATATTACTTTGCAATTCACTGAAAAATCAGACGGTACTGAGCAATGCATAAAACAAAACATTAAATTTTAAACAATGGCAGAAGCTAAAGAAATTAAAACAAAAAAATTTACGGTAATTAAAGAAGTTACCGTTGATAAACTATATCGAGTTGGTTCTAAGATAGAACTTTCAGATAAAAAAACAATTGAAAAATTAACATCTAATAAATTTATAAAATAATGGCAATAGATACAAATATTAACACAGTAAACTGTGGTGCTAGTGGTGTTTTAGGCACTGGATTAGCAGGTTGCAGAATTGACAGAAAGCGTGTTACAGCGTTGGGATTGCTTCAAAAAGGCTATAAATTAGACCAAGAAATTAACAAAGATTACATGCGTTCTTTACAACAAGACGGAGTATTGATTATGTTACAAGGTGTGGTTTCTTTTGAGGACAATACAGCAGATGATAACATCATTACACGTGCGGGTTCTGGAATTAAAGTAGTAGCAGGGAAGAATCCTTACGAATATACTGCAACTTTTGACAATGGAATTAACTTCCATAAAGCATTAACCGCTCTAAGTGGGTTTAACGCTTATGATTTGATTTTGTTTGATGTAGATAACTCAATGTTCTTTACTGTTACAAAATCAGGTGAACCAAAAGGATATACTTTAGGTATGTTTGAGAATGGTAAATACATGGGTGCTAATGGTACTGATGCTTCAAGTCAAACAGTTGTATTGCAACTTACTGAGCGTTCAGAAATTGACGAGCGTATGTCTTGGATTACTTCTGAGTTCTTGGACTTCTCTTATGGAGAATTAGACGGGGTTAATGAAGTTTTAATTAGTATTGACCCTATTGTAACAGCATCTTTAGCAATTGTTGTGAGCGCATTTCTATTAGATAAAACGCATCCAGTTGAAGGATTGCTTGTGCCTGATTTTGCTTTCACAAGAAACGGAGCACCTTTAGTTCCAAGTGCAGTGACTTACAACGCAACAACTAAAAAATATACGTTTGTAGTAACAGCTAACACAACCGCTGATATTGTAACCGTATCTTTGAACGATACTATTCTAACTTTGGTTGATGTATTGTACAAATCAAATGCAGCCACAGCGGTAGTTACAGCAGTATAATTAATTAAAAAAGAAAGGAGAATTAAAGCGGTGCAGAAATGTATCGCTTTTTTTTATGCTTTAAAGTCAACAAAACCGTCTCAAATGTTAAAGTTTACAAATAAAATGAAAATACTTGTATAAAATGTATTGTTTTTACTTTTATGCGTTGTATATTTGTAGAGCCAATAAGGCAGACCAATAAAGCAAACATTATGAAAACTTTTAACTTTACAAACGGAAAAAAAGAAACTTTAAAATATAAAGAAGTATCTAACAAAGAACAACACTGCTATTCTAAAAATGAATTAATCAGAACATTCCTAACTGACAATATCGACAAACACGAAAACAGTAATTTAGATACAAGATTTGAATTAGTATAATGGAAGTAGTAAAATACGAAAATTTAAAAGGATTATCGACAAATAAAATAGAGTCGTTAATCCTTGAAAATATAGGAATTAAATGTCTTGTAAAAAGAACAGATAATAAACTATTGATTATGTGTCAAACTTATAGAAGCTGTTTTAATATAATGGAAAAAATAAGATATGATTTTGATTACTCAGTTCATAAAAAAGGTAATTACTATTTATTAGAAATATAAAAGCATGGAAGAATTAATAAAAGATTTGAGATTAGAAATTACTAAATGCGAACTTTCTAGGATAAAAGAAAAAAGAACTGAATTAGAAAAAAAGTATCTTGATGGAATGATTGACGCTTATAATAGGTCAATTTTTCATATAGAAATAAACTATTTTTTTAAGTAAAATGCATATAGCTAAATGTATATCTGTACTATTGTTATTAATATCTTTTTTATTAATAATAATTGCTGTTAAAGAAGTTTTAATTGAAATATTTAAAAAAAAAATAAATATTTATTAAAATAATAAAGAAACACAAAGTTTGATTTATAATTAATTTACTTTAAAATGCTGTTATAGTGATAATATCCTTATAATACATTAATAAGATTTGTGTTTTTATAATAACTAAAACAAAAATGAACCGACAAAATATAATAGTTTTCATACAAGGCGATATAGTTGAAACCTACGGTAATCTAAAAAAGTGTTGTGAACTTGAAAACCTACCTTATCATACATTGGCAAGGTTAAAATTTCCAATAGTTTACAAAGATATTACAATACATAAAACAGAATTTAAATAACTTAAAACTCGTTACTTAATTGTAGCGGCTTTTTTTGTATATTTGTGTGAAATGACAACAATCAGAGACTACATTAAAAAAGCTGAGTTTGTGGCAAGTGAATTGCTTAACGAACAAGAACGTATTATATTAGCTAATGAAGATAAAATAATAAGTTTAAATGTAGATGCCTTTCAGAGTGGCATAGGTAGCGATGATAAGCAATTAAAGAATAATAACGAAATATTTAAAGGAGTTTATAGTTTAGCTACTCAATTATCTAATCCAAGAAAAATAGCAGGTAATCCATATAACTTCTTTGAAACAGGGGCGTTTTTAAGTAATATGCAGATTAATATACAACCAAGTTTAACAAAGTTTGATATATTTAGTACGGGAACAGGAAGCGGTGATAAATCGATATTCTTTGCGGGATATTCAAATTTATTCGGATTGAATAAAAATAATACCGAGATAGTAAATTACGAGATAATATACTACCCATTAATGAAATTTATTAAAAAATATCTTTAACTTTGTAAAAAAAGTTATGGAAGAAATTTGGAAAATAATTGAAGGATATAATACTTATGAAGTGTCTAATTTAGGAAGATTTAAATCTAATTATAAATATAAGCCTTCAAGAATATTAAAAGGAACAGTTATAAATGGATATTTATCGGTAGGACTATATGAAAATAAGAAATTAAAATTATTTAGAGCTCATAGATTAATTGCTTTTCACTTCATAGACAACAGTAATAATAAGCCAATGGTAAACCATATTGATGGAAATAAATTAAATAATAAAATAAGTAATTTAGAGTGGTGCAATGGCTTTGAAAATATGAATCATGCTTCTAAAAATGGATTAATGAATCCAGTAATAGGAGAAAATCATTATAAGACAAAATTAAAAGAATGTGATGTTTTAAATATAAGGAGTAGTAACTTACCTCAAAAAAAATTAGCTTTAATTTATGGAATAGGTATTTCAACTATAAGCATGATAAAAAGTAAAAAAAATTGGAAACATTTATGAAACAAACTAAGCCACAATATTACGACAGCATCGAAACATTACCATTATACAACTTCGATAAATACCGAACAACAACTGATTTAAATTGGTTTCTTCAAGGTTATGACGGCAGACAGTCAAAAGAAAGTGCAGAATCATTACAGCCTATTGAGAAAATTATTTTAGACGAATATTTCAAAGCTATAGATGACCGTTCTTTCACTATTAGACTACAAAAATGGTGTGAGATTGAAACTTTAAAGTTAAAATATCATGTTGTAAAATCATTAATCAACCGTGTCTGGAAAGGTTTTAAGGATGATGATATGGAAACACGTTTAATATTTATAAAAGAATTAGCTAAACATGGTTTTAAAATGCCTGAGATAAATACAAAAGAAGGTGACAAAGAGGAATTAATTAGGCTAAATGTTGGCTGTGAAGGAATTAAAACTAAAATATCGCTAATTGATATTGAATTAAAAAAAGATGCTTTAAAAGAGAGCGTTTCGCTATCTAAACAGCTTCAAATAGCTACAATAGGCTTGCAATATCCTTATAGATTAAATCCAAAAGAAATTACGGTTATAGAATGGATTGAAATTACAAAATTATTAGAAGAAAAATCTAAACAAAATTAATTATGGCAAATAGTGTAGATGCAGTAATAGGCTCAGAAGCGATAAAGCAAGTTGAAAGTTTAATAGCGAAGTTAACTCAAGCCGATGCTGAATTGATTAAAATTTCACAAAGTGCTATAGGTGCGAGTAAAGGAATTAGTAGTATATCGACTCCAAGCGGTTTAGAAAAGTCAGTTAGTAATGTAACTGCTTTGAATACTGAGTTGACTAAACAAAATGCCATTATTGCAGGACTTGAGACTCAAATAAAAAAGCTATCTACCGTAAGAGCTGTTAATAATAAAATGTCAGCAGAAGAGGCTGTAAATCAAAGAATATTAAACCAAAACGCATTAGCACAAGCCAAGAGCGTTAGCAATTTAGTCGGTGCTTATGATAAATTAAGTTTAGCACATCAAAAAGCATTCAAAGAAGCTCAAAACATAGGTGCTCAATATGGTAGTACAAGTAAGGAATTTGCAAAAGCCACAGAGAAAGCCAATTTATTAGATACTGAACTAAAAGCAGTTGATGCAACATTAGGCAAGCATAACAGAAACGTAGGTAACTATAAAAGTGGTTTTAATGGATTAGGAAACTCAATAAATCAAATCACAAGGGAATTACCTGCATTCACTTTTTCGGCTCAAACTGGTTTCTTGGCATTATCCAATAACATTCCTATACTTACCGATGAAATAGGTAAATTAGTTCAGAAAAATAAAGAATTAAAAGCAAGTGGAGAACAAACGACTAGTGTATTCAAACAAATAGCAACAGGATTCTTTTCTTTACAGACATTAATGGGAGTTGGGATACTATTATTTACATTATATGGAAAGGAAATAACTGAGTTTGCTAAGTCAATGTTTGGTTCATCAAAAGCTATCGACGCAAACAAAATAAGTGTTCAATCATTAAAAGAAGCTACTCAAGAAGCTAAGAAAGCCACAATAGAAGAAAATACACAGCTAACTATAAACTTGGCTATTGCTAAAGATGTTAATTTAAGCATGAAAGAAAGGCTTATAGCGGTTGACGAAATACAAAAACAATATCCTGCATACTTAGGCAATTTATCTAAACAACAAATACTCGCAGGAGATACGGCAATAGCAGAAAGAGAATTGAGAGATGCTATTTTAGCAAGGGCAAAAGCTACAGCGGCAACTAGTAAAATAACTGAAAATCAGTTACTTATAATTGATTTAGAAGAAGAAAGATTACAAGTAGTAAAAGAACTAGATTCAGCACAAAGGAATTATAATAACAGATTAAAGATATACGAAGAAACTAAAGACCCTACAGTTAACACTGCTTTAGCGCAATCAGAGTCAAGGCTATCAAGCAGTAAAAAAGAACTTTTGAGTATAGATAAAGAAATTGCATCTTACAGTGAAGTTAATAATAGACTTACAAACTATGCAATTGAAAACAGTAAAAAATCAGTAAAGCTAAGTACGGAAGTTGCAAAGGCGATTAAGAAAGAAAAAGAAGCTAAAAGGGAAGATGTACAAGCTATTGAAAATTTAATTAAAGTTAAAGGAACATTAATTGAAGAAATAGACAAAGAAATTGATAGATTAAGAACTGAATCAATAATTAATGCAGGTAAACCAGAAGAGCACGAAAAAACACGTTTAGAACTAGAAAACTTACTTAAAGTTAGAAGAGAATTAAACGGGTTACCAACGGCAGATGTAAATATATTAGTCCCAGTAAAACCAGAAGATGTAGAAAGAGTAAAAGAAATGTCAGAGCAAATGAAAGCTTATCTTTCAAGTTTTTCAAGCGAATTTATGTCAAATAGTGGTTTTAGCGAAACTTTTGCTATACTTAATAAGCAAATAGAAGGATTTGGAGAAAATTTTGCAGTTACATTTAATGCTATTGCAGAAAGTGCACAAGAAGCATTTAATTTTATTTCTAATGCTTCACAAGCTAACTTTGACGCTGAATATGCACGTTTAGAAAGTCAGAAAGAAACTGCTTTAAAATTTGCTGGAGATAGCGCAAGTGCAAGAACTAAAATAGAAGAAGATGCAGAAAAGAAAAAGAAAGAAATAGCTAATAGAGAAAATAAAGCTAAACAAAAGCAAGCTATATTTAATATTGCTATAGATACGGCACAGGGTATAGTTTCTGCATTAGCCTCTACACCTCCAAACATTCCTTTATCTATTGCTATTGGGGCTATTGGAGCATTACAAATTGGTTTAGTCGCTTCTCAAAAAGTACCTCAATATTTTGACGGTACAGATAATCACATAGGCGGTATGATGCTTGTAAATGATGGCGCAGGTTCTAATTATAAAGAGAAAGTTATCTTACCAAACGGTAAAGAAATTATGCCAGAAGGTCGTAATGTATTAATGAATGCACCTAAAGGGACTAAAGTATTAACACATGAACAACAGATAATGCAAATGTTAAATGAAAGTGGTATTTCAATGAATGCTAATTACAATAAAAATAACGGAATGACGGCGCAAGAAATGGATTCAGTTATGGCAAAGCATTTTAGTAAGATTCAAACTAATGTGACTAATATAGACCAAAATGGAATTAGAACATGGAGCGAATCAAACGGTAATAAAACAATTAGAAATAATAACAGAGTTTCAAGAACGGGATTTAGTGTTTAGTATAAATAAATTATGAAATTTACTTTATATTTTATATATTTGTTCTTATGGAAAACAAAGATAGAAAACCGATGCATTATTGGAATAACAAAGAAAATGTATTATTAGAAGCTAAAAAATATTTCAGCAGGTCTCAATTTGCTAAAAATTCATCAGGAGCGCATGCATCTTCTGTTAGAAATAAATGGTTTGAAGAAGCTTGTTTAAATATGGAGTTGCAAGGAAGTATTTATAAACGATGGATTTATAAAGTAAGTTTTTTAGACGGTTCTGTTTATATTGGATTGACTTGTAATTTCAAACAAAGAAAGTCATCGCATTTAACAAGTAAAAAAAGTTCAGTGTACCAGTATATTGTAAAAACAAAAACAATACCTACTTTTAAAATAATAAGCGATTTATTAGATAAAAAAGAAGCTTCTGAATTAGAAGCAAAACTAATAAACGAATATATAAATTTAGGATTTAATGTTTTAAATAGACATAAAGGAGGCGGTTTAGGAAGTGCTAAAATTTTTTATACTTTTGAAATATGTAAAGCCGAAGCTATTAAATACAATACAAGGAATGAGTTTTATATAAAATCAAAAGGTGCTTATTGCGCATCTTGGAATAATAAATGGTTAAATGCCGTATGTGAACACATGAGCATAAAACGACCAAGTAGAATTAAGCATACTTTTGAAACATGCAAAGAAGTAGCTAAAAAATATCATTCAAGAAAAGAATTTTCAATTAAAGATAAATCAGCATATCAAGTTTCTGCAAAAAACAAATGGCTAGATGATATTTGCAAACATATGATTTCTAAAAGATTACTAATGGGCTCTTTAACTTATGAAAAATGTAAAGAAAATGCATCTAAATGCACATCAAGAAGTGATTTTACAAAAAAATATCAAACATCTTATAACAAATCACGTGAAAAAGAATGGTTAAACGACTTTTTCCCTAAAAAAACAAATTAAATGCGATTTTACTTATCATTTAGAAGCGACAATTACGGAAAAAAAGCGATACAAGAACCTTTTGGCGTTGATGGAATTAAATTTTCGTTAAAACAAAAGACCGATGGAGGTGGAATGGCTCGAGATATTTCGTTTAGTGGTGGTGAAATTATGTTCGAGTTTACCGATATGCGAGAAC